CAGCAAGCATTTCGCCTTCTAGTTCGTGATGAGCAACCGGACCTTTTCCTTGAGTAGGTGCAATTACAACCTTATTCTTGCCCTTCATCACATCAATCTTCTTCCCATTCGCATCAGGATTGTCAGATTCACCTTCGTGAATAAACTCTTCCTTACGAGTCGCAATTGCCGAACCACGAACATCTCTACGGTTCTGCAGATACTTATCAGTCTTATCTACCTTACCATCATTATTAACATCAGAATCTTCCTTACCAACTGGGTCTAATTTCTCACCACGCTTAGCTTTTGCAGTTTGCTCACCTTTTGTTCTCTCACCTTCATAAGGTTCACCATATCCAGTCATCTCAACTTCTTTAATATTTGGATTTGCACGAAGTTCAGAAATCTTTTGACGGTCAGCCATTCTTACATAAGAACGACCATCTTTACCAGTTACTCTCACCTTATATTTTCTGTGCTCGGCAGTCTCCATCTTCTCCATATAAGTCAGACGGATTGGTTCTTCTTCCTTCTGAACCCCCTCTACAAATACCTTATAAAGTGCATTTGCAACACTAGTAGATGCAAACTCTTCAATATTAAAGTCTTCTGCTTGCATACCACCTTTACCAAAAAGTTTTGCTTTTACCATAACCTTTTCTTGCTGTGGCATATTACTGTTGTTCATATACTGAGAATATGCTTGCTGAAGAGGCAATTCCTCTCTTCTAGCACGGTAGCGAATATCATAAATCGCTTGCTTTACTCTCTTCTCTGGAGACTTTCCACCAGATTCCTTCTTATCTTCGCCAGCAGCAGCTGCGGCAGCAGGAGCGTGTTTTCTTGCTGGAAGCTCTTCAGCAATATGTTTTTTCATGAGAAAACTTTTACTTCTTATCTTTTCTATACTTATTTATGAAATTAAGACCGTATGATATTCCACCTGGTTGTAGATTTTCTTTACCAGTTCCAATTGCTCCCGGAGTTTGCTTTGCAGCATATTTAAAGGCACCCAAAGTTCCAGTAAGAGTATTTGGTTTTCCTGGAGACCTATACATTCTATCCATCTTGACTTCAGTGTATTCAGATAAATCTTTAATCCAAGATTTAAACATCATACCCGATTCAGTTACACAAATCAAATAGTTGGTTCCACGACGAATGATACGACCAACCATTCCCGTGTTTAGATTTTCTACCAACTGCCCAATTCTAAAAATCGATTCCGTAAGATAATTTTCACGAAGAGTTTGGAAATCGAACTTGGGTGCAATCTCCCAAATACTCCAACCTTCTTTGATGTTCATCGAAGAACGAAGATTATCAAACAATTCCATAGCTTCCTTACGCTTCATCTCTGGAGGAAGACCCTCTCTAAACTTCCTAAAGTCTCCTTCAGCGGCGGCAAGTCTCATTCTCGATGCAGACATTCCTTCCACACCCTTTGCATCAGGGTCTCTATCTCCAGCAGAGACTACTTCAATATTATCAAATTGATAAAGTTGCCCATTATAATTACCTGATAGTTTTTCAAACTCTTTAACTCTATCGGACCCACCAACAATTCTTACATTTGTATATCCGTCATTATGCGCTTTCTTGAGAACATCAAAAATAGTTTTTGTATTTGCATCATTTACAATTCTTTCACTATGAGCAGGGAACATCCTTCTCATATAAGAAACTTTTGTATCTGGGTCCAATGGATTCTTTTTCTTATCTTGACTTCTAGAAGGGTAGATTAAATAGTCACCCTTATCTGCTGCAGCTGATTGTGCAGCGACATCCATCAATTGTTGATGTCCAATCGTGGGAGGATTGAAACGACCAAATGCAATTGTAAGAGTTCCCTTTGTTTTGGGAACTGGCGGTGGAGTTGCAACAGGTTTCTCTTGTGCTGCTGGTTGCTGTTCAGGAGCAGGTGCTTGCTGCTGCGCTGCTTGCTGTTGAGCGAGTTCTGGGTCTTGATATCCAGGAGAAGCAATTGTTTTTTCCTTTTCAGTTTGCGCTGGGTCCTTTTCACCAACTTTCTGACGCTTATTATAAAACTTGAGTTGACCCTTTTCAGTTTTTGCTACAAACTCCCCTTGCCTATCATACCATCCACCGTGCCCATCACCAACAAGACCAAGACGCTGAGCTTGTTGGGATGCAGATGCTTCGGAGATAAACTGGAAAAAACTTTTCATTCTTATTTTTTAATTCTATTACAAATGTCCGACATTATTGACTTTTCGTTTGCAATAATGTAATTAAGACCATTCTTTCTAATCATAATATATTTATTCTTTAATAAATCTGATTTATTGGATTGAATTTCCTTATCAAGCGCAAAGTAAAAATACTTGATAAAATCATTGAAAACATCTTTTGGTCTTGACTTTTTGGTTGTAAAAATATCAAGAACATTATTAAGGAATACTTGAAGGTCTTTCATAATAAAGTATCGATAGAAATTGCAGATTGTCGGTATCTTCTTGGGTAAATTCCAGTTCTTGTTTGAGGAACTGTTCCATTTGGAGTTTGTGTTGGTCTTCCATCACGACAAGTAGTTATTAGTGTAGCACGATACCCACTATTATCGTTTAAAAATGGTCCAGTTTGACCATTCAATTCCATCGGACCACTAAATGAAAGTCTATAATAAACATCACCATCACTAGTGACCAATGGATTAAAAATAAATTGACCTTGCCCAATTAAATGAACATTATCTGGACCATATGAACCACCATAATCTGGACCATATACTGCTTCATTTACCAATTGACTACTTGTTACTAATTTATAAACAGCTTTAGTAAGTTTCCCCGAAGAATTAAAAGGATTATTTGGAATTAATCTGCCCCTATTAACAGCATCATCATACAATTGATATAATCTGGATAGATATGTTTGAACTTCCACATTATTATAAATTTTTGCAGCATCTTGTATATTTCCAGATGAAGATTGGGAAACTCCCCCATATTGACCAAATGCATCCGGACCAGTTCCATCTTTATGTGAAATAAAAAGAATTTTTTTTCCTAATGCGTTTTTAAAAGCAAAATCAGATTTTGCTTCCCTACCATGAATTCTATTTGGAACTTTTTCAATACCAGTAATTCCAGTAAACATTCCTATTCCAGGAACCAATAAATCTATACCAACATTATTTCCTCTACCAATTCCAGAAATTTCCTGCAATTTATGAAGTGTTGCTATAGTAGCATCAAGAGTTCTTTGTTCCGCATCTGCACCACCTTTACCAGTTGGTTTTCTAATCGCACTAATTCTAATATATCCAGTTTTTCCGTTTACTCTAATATGTGCATATTTACTTCTACCAATTTGAGTAAATTGTTTAGAAATTATATTAACTTCCTGACCTGCATTAAGAGTTAAAATTGCTTGTTTTAATGTTATATCCTTATATACTGGCTCATTTGAAATTCCATTTTCAACAGAATATTTAATATTTGCAGAATTAGGATTATTAGCAACATACTTTGGCCAATCAGCAGCCTTTGTTCCAAGGTGAGCCATAAGACTTTTTGAAGTATTTAGTGCCCAAAAGAGGACTTGAACCTCCACAGATATTTCTACAGGAACCTAAACCCTGCGCGTCTACCAATTCCGCCATTTGGGCAAAGTGGAGAATAGCGGGTTCGAACCGCTGACCTCCTGAATGCAAATCAGGCGCACTACCAACTGTGCTAATTCCCCGAAAACCCCGGAGGGTTATTTATTCATTCTACTACAGAACCAATCTTTTCGTCAAGGTCTGCAATTACATTGCGAATATCAACAACACGAGGAGGAACACTCAATTCATTATAAGTGTATCCTTTTTGTGCATCAAATAGAACTTGACGAACTGCTGCGGCAGCACGAACATCCATTTTTACAGATACAGTTTTTGCCATCAGATGTCTCCTTCTTCGCGATTTTCACTATAATAAACATCAAAGAAACCGTCAGGATAACGCTTCATCAGTTTATCAATATTGGTCTGAATAACCTCATCAAAAGAAACTTCCAGAGCAATACAAGCTTGAGCAATATACCACAGAGTATCACCAAGTTCTTTAATCAGGTGAGTGCGGGTTTCTTCATTCCAGGACTTACCCTGAAAAACCATCTTCTTCACAATCTCCATAAACTCACCACCTTCGGCATTGATACCAACAGCAGCGGTCAGAAGACGCTCAATATTAGCACCCTTCTCATCCAACTGAACCATACGGTCAGAGAGAGCGAGAAAATCTTTAGATGCGTCGGAAGTGACAGCATCTACAAAGTTTTGGTATTTATCAAAATCAACTCGTTGCGTCATGAAAATTTAAATCCCTCAAATGATTTTTTTGGTTTCTTTTCTTCGTAATTATACTCCTCTTCCTGCCCACTGTCAAGTATATCTTTCTGTGCTGATTGCTCTACATCATAAAGTCTCATCTTGGCACGGTCAATACCAACAACAAACCGCTTGAAGATTGTTGGGTCATTGTATCGGTTCTTAAGTTGTTTTACAAGGATCTGTCCCAATCCTTCCAACTCTTCAGTGCTAATAAGGGCAAACATAAGATCAGCAGTAGCAGGGAGACCAAAGGACTCACTAGTATCAGTAAGTTCAACATCAGAATTACCATAACCACTGCGGGTAGTCTGGGTAGCAGAGACAATGGGAACATTGAATTCCACCGCCAAACCGCGAAGTTCCTCAGCAATTGATTTAATATATGAATAAGAATTGACAGAACTATTTGCTTTATGCCTAGAGGAAGCACAAATATTAAGGTAGTCAATGAAAATAATATCAGGTCTAAATGATTTCTTAAGAGCAAGTTCATTTAAGAGTGCCTTGAAATGACCAGCGTGAGCAGAAGCAGTAGGATACTCTTTGATTACCAAAGAACCTTGTGTCTTCTTTGCAATACTATTTACTTTGTTTTCAAATGTTGAGCGTGGGAGATCAACCAGTTGCTGAATCGGGACATTGAGAAGGTTTGCATCAATTCTTTCTGCAATTCGTTCTTCCGCCATCTCAAGAGTGATGTAGAGTACGTTCCTACCCTGTAGCAACGCGGAGCTAGCCACATGACACATAAACAACGATTTCCCAACACCCGTTCCAGCGAGAGCAATATTAAGAGTCTTGTTAGGTAAGCCACCTTTAGTGATTTTGTTGAACATCTCAAGGTCAAACGGAACTCGATCTTCTTTCGCATGATAAAAGTCAAACCGCTCTTCAGCGTTCATAATAAAGTCATGACCTACAGACTTATCGAACGACACTGATAAAGCTTCTTGAAGAATAGCAGGCAAGGCTTCCTTAGAAAACGAAGTGTCTTTACCTTCGATAATGTTCACTGACTGCATCAAAGCATTAAACAACGCTTTGTCTTTACAGAACGTTTCTGTAGTATCTAAC